ACTCGTAATGTCTCATGTCTTCGCTACCATAGTCTTTTTTATCACATATAGAGAGCGTATACACATCATATTTTGCTTTTAATGCATTAAGGCTTGCAGAATAGGCCTGCGGCGAAGAATTATCGATCTCATCATTGACAACGCCCTTGATGATATGGTCTTTTGCAGTTGTAAAATTAACCCCGGAAGGTATGCTATCAAATGGGACATAAATTGTAACGGAATCTATTGTAGTTAAGCCACTTTTTATCATATTGGATTGTTTACTCTCATCCCAGAATACGCCTTTTATTTCGTGCCTTTTATATCCATCGGTATGAGTGTATACGGTTATATCTGCATTGGTGTACATATCACTGCCCCCTATACAATAAGCCGGTATCCCATAGCCAATCTTCAATTATGGTGTTGGTTCTGCGGATGAATTTCTGCTCTAACGCGTTTTTGTCTGCATACGTCACACTATAACCGCCTACTTTTTCAGATGCAATGTTTTCTTTGTCGGAACCTTTATCATGCTTAAAAATCAATTCTGCAAGCTCACAGCAACACATCTTTGCATCGTCAGGCGCATCATTTTTTATCCTGCCGAATGTATGCCTTTTAATAATCTGTGTGGCTTTACGTGCGTACAATTCAAAAGAGGCAGCGTCAATAACTGCCCCTTTATATGTACCAGTATAGTAGCCATAGTCTGCATAGTTAGTCATAACGCCACCTCCCGTCTATCAGTCCTTTTTGATAAGTGTGATATTTTTGCTAACTGCCACATCTGCTACTGCCGTAGTTTCGCTAACTGCGATATAGCCTGTCTTTTTGATCTTTACAGGATATACGCCAGGTCTCATGTTAAATTCTGCCTTGCCATCCTCACCTGTCTTTTTCCTTGCTCCGTTTACATCTACAACTGCTCCTGCGATAGGTGACGGAACATCTGCGTTATCCTCAACCGTAAATGTAACCTTTTGGGTAGTAATAGGGGTTGCCGGCTCAAGGTATGCAAATGCGCATCCCGTCCTGTCCTCATCAAGTCTCGTTGCCGGATTTGGTAAAGCCCAGCCCATGCGGAATACGACACGAAGAGCGATCATATCCTGCTGTGCAAGGTTATATACGATCTCCTTTGAGATAGGGTCCTGAATAACACCCTGGTCTAAGATTTTAACTGTAACATCCTGACGGATTGCGTATACAGCCTGTTTAAAGTCGCCAACTACCATTTGCGCAATCTTATTGTTAAAGGATCCGTTCGTTGGGAAATAGATCGGGGATCCGTCTAATGCATACGGGGTAGCTCCCTGCATAGATTGAGTAAATAAAGGCATACCGTCAGTGGTTCTTAGCCCTCTAAGCTTTGCTCTCATGCTTAAAGAGGAGAGGATGCCACTTACCATGTAGCCGTCTTCCTCAACTTTGTTAAACAGGCCGCCTTCGGACATGATCAAATCATAATAATCTGGGTCTGCGCCGATCGCTACATTGTTGCCTGCCTGCCTTGCTAATGTGATAATGTCGTTCTGCCATTCTACCGGTCGGTTCTCACCGAAGATAATCGCACTATCTACCTTTTGCCCAATTGCTTCGTTTACTCGCGGGGTTACCTCGCCAAAGATATCAAACTCCGCATCGTTTAAAACTGCTTCCGGGATCGGCACAATAACCGCCAACTCTCCGGCATTAATATACACATTGTCCCATGCCTGGTTGGATGTCTGCTTCATCCCGGTGTCACCGTTTACCCAGTAAGCCGTAGGTAAAAAGTCTAATACTCTAATTCTTGTCTGGTTGCTGGTCATATTGGGAAGCTTTCTCGCCAACCCCATAAATACGGATTGCTTTGGAGCATCCTGGAATATTGTATTCACTACCTGCTCCCTGATAATTGCTTCCGCCTGTTCTCTGTTTATAATATTAACTGGCATAATTTATTACTCCTTTCCAAATAAGCTTCTTAAAGCCTCGTTTGCTTGTGATTTTTTATCGTCTACATCTTTATTAATCCCCGGAGTGCTTGAAACAACCCGCGGAACGTTGACGTCCTGAAACAAATAGCTGTTATCCTTTTTGACAGTTTCTAAAGCCGTCTTGATATCGTTATCTTGGTTTTTGCTGCCCTTAAGGTTGTCGATGTCAAGCAGAGCCATAACCGCCTTGGAGTTTCTTGCCCCAAAACCCGAAATTGCTTTATCTAGCTTGGTATTAAATTCTATCTCTGCAACCTTGGTCTGTACTTCGGTGTCTTTAGCTTTCAGGTCGTCTTTTAATTTCTCAATCTCTTTGTTAAGCTCGGTAACGTCCACCCCGTCAAACTTTTTCAACGATGCCTCTGTAGTATCAAGTTTAGTTTTATAGGTGTCTCTTTCGGCTTTCAACGGGTTTACAACCTTGCCATGCTCTGCCATAACAAAATTGATCTGCTCATCCGTAAGTCCCTGCGCTTTTAAATCTTCGATTTTCATAATTATCTTTCCTTTCTCACTCATAAGTTGTTTTAGGTGTGTAACTATCCACCAGTGATCGACTGTTTAAGGTCTGATCTGCTGACCAATTTATAGTTACTTGCTTTTCTTTTGAAGCTCAATTCCTGCTTGTATACATTTTAGACACGCGCCTATAGCAAGGCATACATAATAGGCAGTTCCCATGTTTAATTTAGTTCCAATTATAAACAGCAGTACATACGGTGAACTACCGCCAAGCTAAAGACTTGTCGGCTTCTTAGTCAATATCTCTAACGAGACAAGTTTACCTAAGCTATCCTCGTAGTTCCTACGATTCTATTTCTCAAACCTTCATTTAGTATGTTTATTGCTGCATTAATATCTCTTTCGTGATGAGTGCCACATTCTGAACAAGTCCATTCTCTAATTGACAATGATTTCTTACCATCCTTATGTCCACAACAAGAACAAATTTGACTTGAAGGATACCAAGTGTCAATTCGCAAAATTTCTCGTCCACACCAATTAGCTTTATATTCTAGTTGTCGTACAAATTCTGACCATGATACATCGGCTACAGATTTTGCAAGTTTGTGATTTTTCATCATGTTTTTTATTTTTAATGTCTCTAAAGCAATTACTTGATTTTCGTTAATTAACCTTTTCGACAACTTATTTAAGAAATCTTTTCTTTGATTTGCTATCTTCTCATGTTGCTTGGCGACTTTAATTCTACATTTGTTTCGGTTTTTACTCCCTTTTTTAGTTCTTGATAAATCTTTCTGTAGTTTTCTCAATCTATCTTCCGATTGTCTTAGAAACTTTGGGTTCTCAATCATTTCTCCATTAGAAGTAATTGCAAATTCTTTAATTCCCAAATCAATACCTAGAGTATTACTGCATTCTGGTAACTTTTCAATATCTTCTTGTTTTACTAATACTGACACATAGTACTTACCACTTGGTACTTTAGAAACAGTTACTGATTTTATAAGTCCATCAAATTCCCTATGTTTCTTAACTTTAACTAATCCAATCTTTGGTAATTTAATATATTTATCTGATACATAAATATTACCACCTTGATTATTAGTAGTGTAAGAATAGTGATTATTTTTCTTACTTTTGAATTTTGGAAATCCTACATCTGGTCTTTTGAAAAAGTTATTATAAGCCGTTTGTAAGTTCATTTGAGCATTAGCTAAAGCGAGAGAATCTACTTCTTTTAACCACTCAAATTCTTTCTTATATTGAGCGGGAGTATTATTTAGTTTCTGCTTTGTTTCTTTGTAATACTCGATTTTATCAGAAAGCATACGATTATAAATGAATCGTACACATCCAAAAGTTTTTGCAAAATATTCTTGTTGTTCTTTATTTGGATAAAGTCTATATTTGTATGCTTTCAACATTTATAATCATCTCCTTTCTAAAAATAATTATATCATAGTGATATCGCCTTGTCAACTAAAATATTATATGATATAATACTTTTGGAGGTGAAATTTATGATATCTGATAACAATACTAGAGTACTTGTTACCATGCCGAAAGAAACAAAAGAAAGACTTGAAAAGTTAGCAAAGGAAGATAACAGAAGTGTAAATAATTTGATTGTAACCATTATAAATAAGTATATAGAAACTCAACCTTGATTTTCTATATATCTTTTTAATGTTTCACTGCTTACTTCACCAATACTTGAACAGAAATATCCGTCAGTCCAAAATGTGTTTTCTTTCCAAAATTGTTTCTTTAATTCATTTCGATGACGACCATATATAATTTGTGTTGATTGTTGTTTTAAGACTCTAACTATCATCAATGGAGATAGTTTTGGTTCACTTTCAATCATCATGTGTATATGGTCTTTATCTACTTCAATTTCTAAAATACCAAAGTCATATCTGTATGATATATCTTTCATTATTTGTTTTATTTCTTCTCCATATTTTATAAGAAGTTTCTTACGATATTTACATACAAATATTATATGATATTTTATGTTATATTTACTATGATTTTTACTTTTGTAGTTGCTCATATTTTACGTATTCATCCACTAAGCTGAAGACTTAGCGGATTTCTACTCCTTTATTTTAAACGCGCCCTAATCCGTCCATAAAAATTCTTTCTTCCTGCATCGGTAGTTTCATAGCTTTTGAAAAGTTCCGATACTGTGTCATTGTCCCTCTGTACTTTGTCTTTAAAGTTATTATGTCGTCCTCGCTTGCCTCGGCTCTTTTCATCAGGTAGATATCTTCCCTCTGTTTTCTCATCAATGTTTCAAGTCTCCGTTGATGCTGCGAAGCTTCGTATTTCGTATATTCTTTTTCTTTGTACTTAACCGGTATATTCTCTTTAGCATTCATTTCTTCTAGCTGCTCATCCGTATATAGTCTGGTGGAGATACCAGGTATAAACGGATGAAATCCATGGTAACAGTTAGCTCCGCACAACCCTAATATTTCGCCATATCCCGTAGTTTCTATAAAGTCCGGATATTCTTCATCTACCTTTCGATTATTGCATCGGTTCCAGTGATATACGCGTCCTTGCCACCCCTGATGGTTGTTTATGCCCTCTCCTATACGTGCGGTAGCGTGCCATGATACTTCGACATAATCGGTTTCCAGAGCATCCATATTGGCTTCGTTAATTTTCCCGGTAACTTGTGTAACTCCGGTCATGATTGCCCGGCGTGTTGCTACCTCTATGCGGTTGCTCCATCCACTTTCATAATCCACAGTTCTTACGCCGGATTTTGTCATTTCATTAACCACTTTTTTAATTGTAGAATTATAGTCAAAAGCTCCAGATGTTATATCCATCATTGCGCTGTCCATGGTACGCTGGTAGTATTGTGCCATTGGAATAAACACCGTTTTGCCGTTCACATCAATGGCAAAACCCATTGTTTGGGTGATGTTCTGCATCTCTAACTTTGTCTGTGCTCTTACGGCCTCCACAAGCTGTTGTAATGGGAGGTTTTCGGTGTATGTAGTAAATGGTTTGCCTACTGCATTATATAGCCTCTCATCATCCGCATATCCCTCTTGGATAACCTCGCTATAAATTCGGTCAATCTCGGTATCTGAAAGCTTTAAAGTCTCCTGTATTGCCTTGCGGATAGTTTCACTTGATAATCCAATTTGGCTTAATCGGTAAATCTCGTAATCTGCCGTACGTGATATGCTGCTAATCATATTGATACGATCTATCACGTCTTCCATAATTCGCATGGATAGGTTAATGACTAGCCGTTGTACTTCGAGAGGGATTTTTTCGAGTTCTGCGGGCGTAAACATTTAATCACTCCTATATCATCACATCTTTAACAGCAGGCGGGGGCAAATTATTCAAAGCCTCTTCCTTTGTCTCTCCGTACCATTTAGCTCTATACTCATCAGGTCTCATTATGCCGGCAGCCATATCAGCCATATCCTGCTTGCGCTCTTTTTCTGCATCTACAATTATGCTATCATCCCATGTGTAAGATGTTTCATATGTCCCAATCGGCGCCAAATTATAAATTGTAGCCCAGAAGTCAATAGCGGCTATCAGATCTTCAAGAGCGTTTTGCAACGCCATTTGTGTATCAGATATCATTGTATAGGACCGTTGCTTGCTGGTCTTGATTTCCTCTGCCGTTTTTTCTATCAGCTGTGGATCAGATATCGT